CAGTTGGTTCCAGATGTGCATCCAGTCACCATACTGACGGTCAATGCGCTGACCACCAATCTCGACCTCAACTTGGGCAACCAACTGCTCACCGATGAAATCTAACCAACGGGCATAGACAGGGCCAGTTCCACTGGCACCCATAGTCTGGTTGATCTCGGGGAGGGTCACCTGGAGGTAGGTGCGGTAGGCAAGATCACCATTGCGGCTGATCGTGCAGGTCACACGGCGTCCGAAATCAGCCTGACCAGAGAAGGTCTGCTCAATGGACTCCATTGCGAAGTTGGTGTGGCGTCTGTAAGACACCTTCCAGAAAGTAATCTCGGGGGTTCCGGTAAGGAACACGTCTTGTGCGCCGTAGGCGACTAATTGCATCAAACCACCAGCCATTGTATGGAATTATATACTGTGTAAAGAAAAAAATTTGGAGAATTAACATAAATAACATAATTAAATAATTAAATTGGCTAAACTGTTTTACATAATTTTTAATTCGTATATAAGCACTGCGATGACCCCTACCAATTAGTATTACAATTATAACATTGTAAGTAATAATTGTAATTTGGTGAACTATTCCTAAATAATGACGGGTTACAAATATATTACGTGAAGGAATGTGTCACATAATATAGGATACGGGGGGTTTTGAATTATGTTGTGGTAGACACTACATAATCTGCTGCAAAGTGCATTGAATTTACAATATGAAATTATCAGCATTGTAATTAGATAGCAAGAAAGTTTCTAAATAATTCTCTTGGAAAACTTCTTGGCGGTTCTCGTGTTTCTTTGTAAAAATATAGGTATCATTTGATTTTTTCACAGTCCACCCTTGTTCTAGTGCATTTGCTAAAAAGATTAGTTTCTGGAAAACTGATTTGTCGACCTTTATATTATTGGGTGTGTCTGCAACCAAATGGTTCTGTTTGTTATTCATATAGATATAGAATTACACATACAACAAATCGCATACAATTACGAGTTCCAATCATTGACTAAAATAAGATAATCTAGACCGGATTTATTTTGCTATTTCGTGTTTTCACTGGATACACATATTGTATACATTAAAAAATGCAAACAATGTATGCATACGCAATTGAAGATGCAATGTAAAATATATAAAACTAACTATGTATAGTTTTGTATAATGCCGGAGGCAAATACTGCTCATCGCCCATTTTCTCGCAAGGCTTGTCTAGCCGATTTTTTTGATGACGATGGTGATATACCTACATCTTGCAATCAAAATAAGTATAATAACAATTATTCACAGAATGATAATGTTGTAATTGCTAAAAATCAACAAGAATTTGGTCATAGAAAACGGATCAAACCCTGACGCACAGGAACCAAAAGTCAGCAACAAATCGTGCCCAAGGGTTTTAAAAAGGGGTTCCGTGGATAAATCAACCGTCTCGCGATTAATACGTGCATGACGCAATTTAATTGAGTTACGCTCTTAAATTGTCGACAACCTATATAAATACAAGATGGTGCAAATGATAAAAATAACAACGCAAAATATATTTTTATCATTTTATTGTTAGTATGTCTAATATACTTGAATTGTCATAAAATCAACATAAAAACACTAGAATAAATATTCTATTATCACACAATAGATTGAATGTCCGGTTCTCATAATGTAAAACAAACAGGACATAAACCATCACTGAATACGATTGATGAAAAGCATACTGATATGTTAAAGCAGATTAGTACAGTTGATACCGATATTATTCCCAAGTTAAATGCCGAAAAGGAGAAATTAAAGAGTTACATTCGTACATTGCATACGAACCAAATCTCGGAATACTTAGACGCCAGAGATAGAATAAATGAAATCCGAACAGAAATCCGTAAGCATAAGAAAGAGAGCAAAGATTATATGTTAAACAACGCCAAATATATATTTGACTATTTTGAGCAAAAGCAACAGATATCAAACAAAATGGAAAAGTCCCAGAATATGAGTTCAGTAAACACATTTTTTAAAATTAAATCCACAAATCCTACATCAGATAATGAAGCTAGCAATAAATACGCCAAATTAAAGAGAAACTGCCAAAAGTATTGGCGAAATGTAACAAATGACCTTACGAATATACAAGACTACAACATTAAAACGGACGTATGTGACGGATGTAATATAGGTGAACTCATCCCGCAAGACGAAGAGGGCATTCTTATTTGCAATAATCGAAATTGTGGAAGGTTTGTTACCTATATTGTAGATAGTTCAAAGCCAAATAACAAAGAGCCCCCCAATGAAGTGTCTTATACGGCATATATAAGATTGAACCATTTCAAAGAAATCCTCTCGCAATTTCAGGCAAAAGAAACGACGCAAATCCCGGAAGAAGTATTAGAAGCAATTCGGGCACGCATAACAAAAGAGCGTATTACGGATATGTCGTTAATTAACTACGATAAGATGCGCGATATTTTACGAAAATTGGGTTTAAATAAATACTTTGAGCATATTCAGTATATAAATTCTCTGTTTGGAATTAAACCACCGGTTATGAATGAGGAATTGCACGAAACCTTGTGTGTTCTCTTCATAGAGATACAAAAACCTTGGGCGGTTCACTGCCCCGCTAACAGAACCAATTTCTTCAATTATACATATACCCTACATCAACTATGTGTGTTACTAGACCAGACGCAATATTTGCCATATATACCTATGATGAAAGATCGCGAGAAACAACTGGAACAAGATATGATTTGGAAAAAGGTCTGCCAAGACTTGGATTGGGAATTTTTCCCATCAGTATAGATTTTGATTATCTCCGCCAAAATCTATATAAACAATACGTAACATTTAGTATAAGTGTATACCAATGAGCAGTCCGATGTTCTCCTATCCAACTGATTTAATTATTTCATATGCCAATGACGCTGAGTATCGAAAATGTATACGACAAGTATTTCAAATGAATTCAGCCAGTTATCCCGACATTGTTCATTCCGACATTGACCCAGTTAGTCGTGATGAACTTGAATATGACAACAATGCAGCCAATTTTGCAATGGATTATGTGTTTGATAAAACGAGACGCATACCATTATTCATTGCAATATACGAACAAGCCGCATCATTTATGTTTTCAACCGATATAAATATTGGGATGGCAGTATTATTTAGTTATGATTATCTTTTGCTGTTTCATAACTGTCTAAGGGAGTTTTTTGCATCATTATCGCGTACCGACACTCCGTTTACGATAGAAAATGAACATTATAAATTACTTCATATTCGTCTTTTTAAGAAAAGATAAAGATTTTTTTTGTATACAGAATGTATATCCTGTATACAAAATGTCGTCCACCCGCAATAAAAATATGCCAGGCGATTATGCCCTAGAACAACATTCATACAAGGCTGGCTGCAAATATTCTACATATGATAGTTTCGGTAAACCGGCTGAAACGCATTATGCAGGAGACGGACTACTTCCTGGCAGAATTGCTCATATGCACTTGGCATTCAATGCTTGCGATATTGAGTCTCAGTTATTTGGAATTGGGTCAACTAATTTGGTTAATCCAAAGAGTGAAGTGAAACCGGATGTAAAGCCGATAAAATCATTGAATGTGATAGAGAAACTGCCAGTTTTTATTCCGGAACCGCTGGTAGTTGAAAGAAATCAGCGTCCGTATTTTATGAATTAGATCGGTTCTTTACAGTATGACGGTTATATGTGGGTCGTTTGGATTTAAACGATGTATTATAGACGGGCGGTTTGACCGAGCGGCTATTTAGTTCTTGGTGGGTGATAGTGAGTGTATTTGTGGGTCGTTCTTGAATAGTATAGTTATTTGGTTGCGGATCAGTCGGTGTATGGACATCTGTGGGCTTAGGATCAGTGAATAACTGTTGCATTAGTTTTGCAAACTCGGAACCGGCGTTACTTGGTGGGAGATTGTCTGGCAATTTATCACGCGGCTCTAATGTAACAGACATATATTCGGTTAAATGGCTTATAGTGCCATCTGGATGAATGCATAATGGCAAACTAACATTTGCTATTACATATCGGTCTGTCATTTTGATTGTTAAATATAACGAATTGTTGTATTTAACTATTTTGGGCGTATTATATTGAATTTGCGAGTTAAATCATAGCGGGAATGTATTTTGATTTTGGCGATTGGTCTAGTTTAGCTTGCAATGCAGCGGGTTCTTCAATGCGTCTCTTCTTCGTCACTTGCGGGGGTTTCGTGGGTACTGGTGGTAGTTTTTCTAATAATTCGTTCGCAGTACGTGTTTGTTGTGATAGTTTTGTATCATTCGGTGGGGTTGGTGGTAGTGTGGTTAATATATCTAGTGTTGGTGCTAGTGTCAGTGGTGCTTGCAAGAGGGGGGTTGGTTCTGTTTCTTCAACCACAACTACATTATCAACATCTATTAATGTGCGTGATATATAATCGTGTTTAGATGTATCCCAAAATAAATATGTCGTTTGTTGTTTTGCTCCATTTAATGGTTCATTTTTGCCGAGATTAGTTTCTGTTCTATACCGGCCAATATATTTAATATTGGGATCACCCAATATTTTTTGCATATCTTCTGGCAATTGTGTTTTATCAAACTCTTTTTGTGGTTTAGTTTCAGATGGAGTAAATTGACCAATAATAGGGTCTAAGTATTTTTGGATTAAAGCAATAAATCCAGGGGTATCGTTGCATTGGTCACGTTTATCAATGTCTGTTGTGGCTAATGGTACACTTTCTTGTGCAGTTGATGGTAAGGTTGTAATTGCTGGTGTGGTAGATGCTAATTTAAGAGCGTTTACAATTACATTTGTTAGTGCGCTAGGTTCTATTGTTGGTGCTTGTAATGGTGCTTGTAATGATGCTTGTAATGGTGATTGTAATGGTGATTGTAATGGTGCTTGTATTGGTGCTTGTATTGGTGCTTGTATTGGTGCTTGTATTGGTGCTTGTATTGGTGTGGTAGATGCTAATTTAAGCGCGTTTACTATTACATTTGCAAGTGCACCAGGTTCTATTGTTGGGGCTGTTTCGCCTGCGTTTGATATTGCTTCTGTCGCAGTGGTTGCATTGGCATTTTCAATGACTGGTGCTGGCTCTGACGGAAGCGGCTTTGTTGTAACGTTAAACGGCGCAATTTCATCAGCTTCCACATCTTCTGTTTTGAGTGGCGATTTTGATGGAATTGAGACTGAAGATTGTGCAGCAGACAATAGCGTGTCTATCAGCACCTTCGCAAGTTTATTTGCATTGGTACTTGCAGTTTCGGTTGGTGGTATTGCTTGTGCTATGGCAGGAGCGGTTTGTAGTTCATTTTCAGGTTCTTCTAATAGTTTGTCAGCAGCCGCCATCGCTGCGTCAGCTTCTTCACTTGCTTCGCGTAGTTCTGCATCTGATGGCAATTGTACGCTAGATGGTTCACTTGCTTCGCTTACTTCTGCATCTGATGGCAATTGTACGCTAGATGGTTCACTTGCTTCGCCCAAATTTGTCTCCAATGGCATTTCTACATTAGATGGTTGTTCACTTTCTTCGAGCAATCCTGTTTCCAATGGAACTTGTACGCTAATTTGTTCACGCTTCCGTTTTCGAGCCGTGCGTTTCTCATTTCGCGTGTTGGCGTATTTTTCTTCGAATTTATTGTCTGTCAATAACTGGTTAATCTTGCGGTTAGCAACATCAATTCGTCGTTTAAATGTTTGGATTGTTATGCTGTTTTCCGGAAGTCTTGGAGTATTCTTTTGAATAAGTTGCTCGTTTGATTTAATTTGCTCTCTATAATTATTAATTTGCAGTCGAACATCGGTCGGTAATAATTCTACCTCAGCTTTATCACGGGCATTTTTATCAGCTGCCCGTATTCCAATATGAATGCCAGCAAAAAACTTGCCGGCGGCTCTTGGCAATGGGTTTATATTAGAATCAAGATCTGCCATTGTTAAATAAAATAATTGTAACGGATATAACATAAGTAAACAAATTACTTTAACGAAACTAATTTGTTATGAATGAATTGTTAGACTACGTCGGCATTCTACAATGCGAACTCCCATGTTTCTAAATGTTTACGCCAGTACCATTAGGCGTCGCGTGGATTTATTTTTTGCGTGTTTGATTGCTTATGCGTTTAGTTCGCTTATTGCGTGTCTTGGATTGATGTTTTCCTGGAATTGCTCGTTTTGTATGACGTTTATTATGAGATGACTTCCTGGATTTCTTTTTGGTTGATTGGCCGCCGCGCTTTTTTACTGGACGTGCTTTTATATCCTCCCAATGTTTCTTTTCAATCTCTTCGCGATGCTTCTGTTCCTCGTTTTCCCAGTTACGCGATGCAACGGTTTTTTCTTGGGATAACCGGTCAAATACATTCGATCTAGCGGGGTTGGTACGCGGGGTTAACGCTTGTGCCGTAACTGATTTGGCTGGGACCAGAGGTTGCGTCACTGCTTTGGTTGGGGGAAGAGGCGGATTAATTGTCATTGCTGCGTTTATTGGAGGCTTGGGGAGATTTGTAATATTAAGGGCGCTTCTTGGTTTGAAAACTGGTCCTGGCGATTTTGCAACTTCTTTGGTAGGGAGAACTGCCTCGCCAACCTTGTTTGTGAATATTTCAATATCTTCAAGTTTATCGCTTCCAGGTTTCGCCGCTTTTAATATGTCGAGCTCATTTCTTACGTCATCGGTTTGTCGACGATTCGCCAGTACAGGATATGTGTTACTCTCATTATTGCTAAATTGTCGTAGAATATTGTCAATGTCTACTACTATTTTTTTGGATTGTTCGTTTATGTCTGTTTTTTGGGAAATTGAATATGTTGGCACGCCAATTGCATTACGTTTTTGGTCGAGAGCCAAGAATAACTTACTTAATTTGGTTAATATATTGTCGTTATCTTCAAGACCTAGATTTGCAATAATATCTGAACCTTGATTATTTTTTATTATAGCATTCAAATCATTAAACGAGGTGGTTATATTATTAATGTCTGACTGAAATTCTTCGTGTATTAATCTGTTGCGTTTTATAATAGAATCTAATCCAAGACGAATCTGTTTTAAATTTTCAGTTACTTGTGCTTTTGTTGCCAGTTTTTCCACCAATTCTTCGTCTGCGTTAACTTGAATATTATCTGGTTCACTATCACGCCACGTTTCGTTAATTTCTTCTTGCTGGGCCCGTTTGTTGGCTACAAAAGTAGATATTCTAGCAGCGGCCTTTTCCTTTACTACACGTAATCGTTCTTGCTCTTTTTCAGCAGCAGCTTTCTCAGCAGCAGCTTTCTCAGCAGCTTCTTTTGCGGCAGCTTCCCTTGCGACCTTCTCGGCAGCTTCTTTTGCGGCCTTCTCAGCAGCCTCTTTTGCGACCTTCTCAGCAGCTTCTTTTGCGACCTTCTCAGCAGCTTCTTTTGCGGCCTTCTCAGCAGCCTCTTTTGCAGCAGCTTCCCGTGCAGCCTTCTCAGCAGCCTCTTTTGCAGCAGCTTCCCGTGCAGCCTTCTCAGCAGCCTCTTTTGCAGC